GTCACCGAGAACTGGCTGCCGCACGCCCTGCACCGCCAGGTGCCACGGCTCTCGATGCGTCTTGCCTCGTTCACCACGCCGCAGTGATAGCACGTCGGACCGTCCGGCCAGCGCGACCGCTCGAACCACGCCCGAGCGGCGGCTTCGTCCGGAAACAGCGCGTTGAACTCGCGCAGTGTAAGGTTCGTTCCTGCCATGTTCTTAACATAGGGCTAGTATGGCTGTGGGGGCAAGCCTATAGTTCCGCTCGGGATTACAGCAATTGTGTGCGTGCGGCTCGCAGCGGGCCGGTCGGCTTGTTGCCCAGCGATATCCGGGTCGACGCCAAGCGGCGCTTTGATCGCGCCGAAGCCGCCGTCGGGCCGGGTCTGGCGGATATTCTGGTGCGCGTGTGTTGTTGGCTGGAAGGGCTGGAACAGGCCGAAGCCGGTCTCGGCTGGCCGGTCCGCTCCGGCAAGGTGGTGCTGGCCATCGCGCTGGACCGTCTGGCCGATCATTATGAGGGAAAAAGAACCGATTTGGAAAAAGATGCTTGACTTGCGTGACGTTTTGGGATATCCCTTTTGTCATGGTCGAACAAATGGGCCAGCCGGACTTGCTCCGGCTGGCCCGTCGCTTTTGGTCCCTGAAGGCTGTCGCAGCGCTCCGTGTCTCGTCGTGTCTGGAATCGCCGTCGCCGCGCCATTTTCCTCGATGTGCTGCGGCGCACTGGCAATGTCAGTGCCGCCGCGCGCGCCGCTGACGTGTCACGCCGGGCCGCCTACGCCTTTCGCGAGCGCGATACGGACTTCGCGCAGGATTGGGCCGAGGCGGTGAACGAATCGCTGGATGATCTGGAACAGGCGCTGAGGCAGCGCGCCGTCAGCGGCACGCTGAAGCCGGTCTATTATGCCGGCAAGGCGTGCGGCAATGTGCCGAACTATTCCGATCAGGCTGGCATGTTTCTGCTGAAGGCACGCCGGCCGGAGGCCTTTGGCGACAGCGGCGAAGAGGCGGACGCAGCAGATCAGGCCCGGGAAAAGCTCCGCGAGGCGCTGAACGCCATGGCAGATCGGCTGGCGGACGGAGACGACGGGGCATGAGTGTACGCGCGCAGGCCCTGGCTGAACGCCCCATCGCCCACCGCCAAGCAGCATTGGATAGCCTGACCGAGGCGGAGTGCCGCGCGCTGCTGTATGACTGGCGCTTCTGGGCCCGGCCGTCGCAATTGCCGCCGGCGGGGGACTGGTTTTGCTGGATGGTGCTGGCCGGGCGCGGTTTCGGCAAGACGCGGCTGGGCGCGGAATGGATCCGCGGCCATGCCGAGGGAGCAACGCCGCTGGCCGGCGGCACGGTCGCCCGACTGGCCCTGATCGGCGATACCGCTGACGATGTGCGGCGGGTCATGGTTGAAGGCGACAGCGGCATTCTGGCCTGTGCCGCCCCGGACCGGCGGCCGGTGTTCGAGCTGTCGCGCCGCCGCCTGGTTTGGCCCAATGGATGTATCGGCGAGCTGTATTCGGCAGCCGATCCTGAGCAACTGTGTGGCCCGCAGCATGGCCTGGCCTGGGCCGACGAAATCGGCAAATGGCCGAATGGGGAAACCGCCTGGCAGAATCTGGTGATGGGGCTGCGCCTGGGCGCGCGGCCGCGGGTGCTGGCGACGACGACGCCGAGGCCGCTGCCCTGGCTGAAGCGCCTGCTCAGCGCGCCGAGTACGGCGGTGACCCGCAGCAGCACTACGGAAAACCGCGCGCATCTGGCGCCGGCCTTCCTGGCGGAGATGCAGCGCGCCTATGCCGGCACGCGCGTGGGCCGGCAGGAGCTGGACGGCGAATTGCTGGCCGAACAGGAAGGCGCCCTGTGGACCCGCGCTGTGCTGGAAAGCTGCCGGGCTGAGCAGGTGCCCGACCGGTTCCGCCGCCTGGTCGTGGCGGTCGATCCGCCGGTCAGTCAGGGTCCGGATGCTGATGCCTGCGGCATTGTCGCGGCAGGGCTGGACCCGCATGGCGCGGTGACGGTGCTGGAGGATGCCAGCGTGCAAGGCAAGAGCCCGCTGGAGTGGATGCGCCGCGCGCTGGACTGTTACGCCCAGTGGCGCGCGGACCGGCTGGTCGCCGAAGTCAATAATGGCGGCGACCTGGTGGAGACGCTGGCCCGACAGATCGACCCGCATGTCGCCTTTCGCGCGGTGCGGGCCACACGCGGCAAGCTGACCCGGGCCGAGCCGGTGGCGGCGCTTTATGAACGCGGGCTGGTGCGCCACGCGCAGCCATTCCCGGCGCTGGAGGATGAAATGGTGGGGTATGACGGCAGCGGTCCCAGCCCGGACCGGCTGGATGCGCTGGTCTGGGCAGTGACCGATCTGCTGCAAGGCCGAGGATTGGAACCGCGCGTGCTGAGCCTTTAGCTGCCTGCATCCTGTTGCGCGGAGATGCGCGCATTATAGGCGCGGATCCGTTCGTTCAGGCCCCGCTCCAGCTCCACGCGGGCATTGTGGATCGTCGCCAGATCTTCGTCCCAGCGCGCGCGCTGGTCTTCGGTCATCCACGTGAACACCTTGGCTGCGCGTGTGTCCATGCACGACAGCCATTCGGTGATCGCTTGAGAGTGCGCCTGGACCTGAGCGCGGGCGTCGCGCAGTTCGGCCGCCGAGGCGGTATCAACGCCGGGAAGCTGATACGCAAATTCCGGTGCGGCGCCGCAATCAACCGGCGCCTGAGCGCCGTTGAGCGCCACGGTCAGAATGACGGTTTGTGCCAAGGTTGCGAGCATGTGCCTTGCCTTGTGGGGCCGGGGCTTCTCCGCGCCGGCCGCAAGTGTGAACCATTTAAGACGAGGGAGCGCTGTTCATGCCGCTTTTCTCCCGCCGGCGTCAATCCTTTGACACGTCGACTGAACCTGTCGTGAAGTCCCTGTCAGCGGCCACCGCCTGGGTCGATCTGGCGCCGCCGTCCTGGGGCAGCCGCTCCTACGCGCGCCTGGCCGAGGAAGGCTATCGGCGCAATGTCGTGGCCCATCGCTGTGTTCGCCTGGTGGCGGAATGCGCAGCGTCGGTGCCGGTGAAGCTGGCGCGGGGTGAGCGACCGGCCGCCACGGACGATCCGGTGCTGAAGCTGCTGGGCGCGCCCAACCCGCACGAAGGCGGGGCCCTGTTCTTCGAGACGCTGTATGCGCATCTGCAGATCGGCGGCAATGCCTTCATCGAGATGATCGAGGATGGCGCCGGTCCGCCCCGCGCGCTTTATCTTTTGCGGCCGGACCGGGTCACGCCGGTGCCGGGGCCGGGCGGCTGGCCGGAGGCGTATGACTATCGCGTCGACGGCCGGGTTCGCCGGCTGCCCGCGATGCAGGCTGACGGTCGCCAGCCGGTGCTGCACCTGAAGCAGTTCCACCCGCTGGATGATCAGATGGGCCTGGGCGCGATCGATGCGGCGGCCTATGCGATCGACCTGCACAACGCCGCCACAGCTTGGAACAAGGCGCTGCTGGACAATGCCGCGCGCCCCTCCGGCGCCTTGGTCTTCGCGCCCAATGACGGTCAGCCGGCGACCTTAAGCGATGACCAGCTGTTCAGGCTGAAGCGCGAGTTGAACGAGCAGTATCAGGGACCGGGCAATGCCGGCCGGCCGCTGGTGCTGGAGGGGGGCTTGACCTGGCAGGCAATGGCCTTGTCGCCGGCGGACATGGATTTCATGGCCGCCAAGCATGGTGCGGCGCGCGACATCGCGTTGGCGTTCGGGGTCCCGCCGATGATCCTGGGCATTCCCGGCGACAATACCTATGCCAATTATCAGGAGGCCAATCGCGCCTTCTGGCGGCTCACGCTGATCCCGCTGATCGGCCGGGTGCTGGGCCAGATGGCGCGGTGGCTGTCGCTGACCCTGGATGACCCGGTGCAGCTTGTGCCGGATCTGGACGCCGTGCCTGCTTTGGCGCCGGAGCGGGAAGCGCTGTGGGCGCGGGTCGCCAATGCACCGTTCCTGAGCGACCGGGAAAAGCGCCGCGCCGTCGGTTTTGGCCCGGATCCAGACTGACGCTTTTCCTCCCCCGCGGCCTGACAGGGGCGACCGGATTTACCCCCCGGTCGCCCCTGTCCTTTTTCGGAGCCATGGCAATGGGTGATCTGGTGTTCGAAGGCTATGCCAGCGTGTTCAACGAAATGGACGACGGGCGCGACATCGTGCTCCCGGGCGCCTTTGGACGCGCCATCGCCGGCCGACCGGTGCAGCTTCTCTGGCACCATGATCCGACCGCACCGATCGGCCGCATCGACCGGCTTGTCGAGGATCACCGTGGCCTGAAGGTCATCGGACATATCCGCACTGACCTGCCACATGGCCGTCGCGCCGCGGCGGCGGTGCGCGCCGGCCGGGTCTCCGGTCTGTCCATCGGCTTTCGGCCGCTGCGTCAGGTCAAGGATGCGCTCAGGCGGCAGCGCCGGCTGGCCGAGGTCGAGCTGATCGAAATTTCGCTGGTGCCGTTCCCGATGCAGCGGTTGGCGCGCATTGCCCGCGTCGCTCCGGCGTCGGCGCGCGCTTAACCCCGCCCTCGGGCGGCCCCGTTCCAACCAGAGGAGACTTGCGTCCCATGACCGACGAAACCGATGCTGAAACCGATGCCGTGGCCGAGGTGAAGGCGGCGGTCGACCAGCTGGGGGCCGCCTTCGAGGCGTTCCGGCAAGATCATGACCGCGCCGAGATCGAACGGAGTTTGAAAGGCCAGGCCGATGTGCTGATCGAGGAGAAGCTCGGCCGGGTCAGTCAAGAGATGGACCGGCTGACCCGCCGCATCGATCTGTTGCAGGATCACCGCACCCGACCCGGTGTGGGCGGGTTTGAGCCCGTCGATGAGCATAAGGCCGCGTTCTTTGATGGCTATGTCCGGCGCGGCCTGGAGCAGGGCCTGGCCGGCTATGAACGCAAGGCGCTGGTCGCCGGCATGCCGGCAGACGGCGGCTATGCCGTGCCAGAGGCGCTGGATCAGGCGATCGAACGGCGCCTGCGTCAAATCTCGCCGCTTCGATCGATCGCCACTGTCGTGCAGATCGGCACCGGCGACTACAAGAAGTTGGTGGCGACCAGCGGCACCGCGTCGGGCTGGGTGTCAGAGACCGCCGCCCGCAGCGAAACCGACACGCCGAGCTTTGCTGAGGTGGTCCCGCCGCTTGGCGAGCTCTATGCCAATCCCGCGGCTACCCAAACCATGCTGGATGATGCCTTTTTCGATGTGGAGGCGTGGCTGGCCGAGGACCTAGCCGATGAATTCGCCTCTCAGGAGGGCGAGGCCTTCGTCAACGGCAATGGCACCAATAAGCCGAAGGGGGTTCTGACCCAGCCGGTGGCGACCACCGGCGATGCCACTCGGCCGTTCGGCACGTTGCAGTATCTGGCCTCCGGCGTGGCGACGGGCTTCCCGAGCAGCAATCCCGGCGATGTGCTCATGGACCTCGTCTATAGCCTTAATGCCGGCTATCGCGGCGAGGCGCGCATTGCTGGCGTTTGGATCGCCGCGATGGTGTCCGGCTCGGTCTGACGCTGCATGACCGACCGCTTTGGATTGACGGACTGCACTACCAGCCGCTGGGCGGTACCGCACCGAGCGCCATCAGCGCCGATGCCGTTGCCAGCAGCGAAAGCGTCAGCATCGGCGGCGGCCTTGTGATTGGAGGGATTGCCCGTTCGGATCTATTGGCAGGACTTTATGATCATGCCCAAGTCCACCTCTTCTTGGTCGACTGGCAACAGCCGCAGGCCGGGACCCTGCCACTGTTCAGCGGCACCCTGGGTGAGGTGCGCCTGAGTGACGAACGCTTTGAAGCGGATCTACAAGGACTGGCTCAGGCGCTTGAGCAGCTATTGGCACCGGCATTCTCGCCGGAATGCCGGGCCCAGCTCGGCGATAAGCGCTGCAAAGTCCCATTGCGCCGCTTCACCCAATCTGCGCGTGTGGTGACGGTGTCTGCGCGAGATGATCTGACCATCGATTTGGTTCAGTCCGACGGCTGGTTCAGTGCTGGGCTTGTGCGCTTCTGGACCGGCCCCAATGCCGGCCGGACCATGGAGATCGCCGAACAGACCGGACCGCGACTGCGCTTGTTCCAGCCGCTGCCGGCCGTGTGTCGCAGCGGCGACCGGGTCGCCCTAATTGCTGGATGCGACAAGCGCTTGCACACCTGCCGCAGCAAATTCGACAACAGCGTGAATTTTCGCGGTGAGCCTTTTGTCCCCGGCGCCGATGCGGTTCTGGCCTACCCGTCCGGACGGTGAGCCTCGCGCTCTAGTTTGGCGGCGGCCTGACTGGCCCGGGCGCCGATATCTCCAATGTTCTTCGCCAGCGTCTGAAGATTATAGCCGATACCGCGATAGTAGAAGATGCGCGACTGCGGATCATAGGCGCGCAAAAGATGGCTTTCCTCCAGGCCGTCGACACCCAACTGATCCAGCGGTGCAATGACATCGACCACGGCCCGCCCGGACTTATTGGCGTCGATCCAATCTTCAAGTTTTTGATCCGCATTGTCCCACAGTTCGGCGAAGCGCCGATCTGCGAAGGCATGTTTTTCCGGCAGATCAAGCAGATTGCGCAGGACCTCGCCGCGGCGGCGATGGCGTGCGCGGGTCGGCCAAAGGATGTTGCCGATATGGCTGGCCGATGTCAGCGCCGCCTGTGCCGCGAACAAGATGCCCACGCCGGCCTGCTGCTCGGCGGACTGGTTGAACACCGTCAAAGCCGCGTTGGTGAATTGGGACTGTGCGATCACCTCGTGCAGATAAAGCGCCACCGCCGACTGATCCATTGGCCACTCCTTGTTGATCCCCTGAAAGAGTTTCGCTCGCTAGCATGAAGCTTGATGCCTTAGAAGCCCGCGCGGCGCGCCAGGATCGCGCTGTCGCCGCCGCCCGCGCCTGCGTGGGCACACCGTTTCGCCATCAAGGGCGGCAGCCCGGTCATGGCCTGGATTGCGTCGGTCTGATATTGCAGGCGGCACGCGAACTGGGGCTTGCGGTCAGCGTACCGGCCGACTATGGCCGCGCGCCGGATGAGGCGCGGTTGCCCTGGGAGTTGGCGCGGGCAGGCTGCCGCGCGGTGCCGGTGGCCGACCAGCAATCCGCGGACATTCTGCTGTTCTGCGTCGCGCGCCGGCCCCGCCATCTGGCACTGCGCTCCGATCGCGGCATGGTGCATGCCTGGGCACAATCCGGCCGCGTTGTGGAACACCGGATCAGTCAGGATTGGGCGGCGCGCCTGGTCAGCGTTTACCGCTTTCCCGGGCTCTGAGGCGATGGCAACGCTTGCACTCACGGCGCTGACCAAGATCGCCTTCGCCACAGCAGCGGCTGGTCTGCGCTACGCCATCAGCCGCGTCGCGGGATCCGGCACGCGCTCCATCACCGGGCCGCGGCTCGATGATCTGACGGTGCAAAGCGATGTCTACGGATCGCCCTTGCCGCTGCTGTTCGGACATGTCCGCACAGGTGGACACATCATCTGGTCCAGCGGCCTGATCGAGAGCACGCAGCGCGATCGGCAAGGCGGCAAGGGAGGCGGCGGATCAACCGATACCCAAACCTACACATACAGCGTCTCGTTCGCGGTCGCCATTTCGGCCCGGCCGATCAGCGGCCTAGGTCGCATTTGGGCCGATGGCCAATTGTTGCGCGACGCGGCCGGAACATTGGCCGTGCCGGGGTCGGTGCGAATATATCACGGAACCGACGATCAGATGCCCGATCCTCTGATCGAGGCCGCGGAGGGAACCGACTCCGCGCCCGCCTTTCGCGGCCTCGCCTATATCCTCTTCGAAGATCTGGCGCTGGGAGACTATGGCAACCGGATCCCATTTTTGTCTTTCGAGATATTCGCCGACACAGATCCGGTCGCTGCTGCGCAACTGTATCGCCATGCCCTTGGTCCAATGCTCCCGCTGACCACCGTCGAGGCGCTGGACGGCGGTGCGGACGGATTGCGGCTGAGCGGAGCGGCCACGGGCCGTCAGGCCCTGGAGACCTTGTTGACCTTGGCGCCGGCGCAATTGGTTGCCCGGCCCGGCGGCTATGCTGTGCGCCGCGAGCCCGACGCGGCCAGTTTGATCATATCAGGGGAGCAAACGGCCGCGCGCGGCGAAACCCGGGGCGCGGACGATCTGACGGTTAGGCGCCGGTCCGAAGCGGGCGGCCGCGCGGCCGAGGTGGCGCTCAGCTATGCCGATCCCGCGCGGGATTTTCAGCCGGGGCTTCAGCGTGCCAGCCGGCAGCGCGCACAAGGCGCCCGGCC